AACTTCGTTCTCATTGCCAAAATTATAGATAATGAGCTAAAAATCAATTTAGAAAATGGGAGGTACAAATGGTTGAAAAAATAATAAACATTCTCTGTTTTATACTTAGAGCCATAGCCTGCATTATTGCGTTTGTTGTTTTTACTGCTGTTGTGATATTGTTCTTGCCGCTTGTGCTCATTGCAAAGCTATTTGAATCCAGGCGACCAAGGAATACATTATGGCTGTAGAAAAATTTAGTAAGGCAGGCTTAGCACTCTTGATGCTGGCTATAGGCTTTTTCATAGGCTTAACCGTTGGCTTTATTGGAGCATACCATGGGTCTAATTTTTGGTATAGTGAACTTCAGAAAGAGAACAAGCAGGTTGAGGAAAGAATCAACCAGCTTGAGCAAGAGAAGCTAGAAGCACTTGAAAGGGCAATCAGAATATATCAGCAGGACTTAGAGGATATTTGGCCAGAAAAGAAGTAGCATGGAGAATCTAAATTTTCGGGAAAAGGTTTGGAATGGAATTAACACACATAGATTTATTTTCTGGCATAGGAGGCTTTAGTCTTGCAGGAGAATGGGCAGGATTTAAGACAATTATTTTCTGTGAAAAAAATGAATTCTGTCAAAAAGTCCTCAAAAAACACTGGTCTGAAATTCCCATTATTTCAGAAATCCGAGAGTTCGACGGAACAAAATGGCGAGGAGCAACTCTTCTCACAGGGGGCTTCCCCTGCCAGCCTTTCTCTGTTGCCGGGAAGCGAAGAGGCAAGGAAGATGACCGTTATCTCTGGCCGGAAATGCTCAGAGTCATTTCCGAAGCAAAGCCTGCTTGGGTGCTTGCGGAAAATGTTGCTGGAATCATCCACCTGGCACTCGACAAGGTGCTTGCTGATTTGGAAAGTGAAGGCTACGAAACAGAGGCGTTTATTATTCCAGCTTGTGCCGTTAATGCACCGCACAGAAGGGACAGGGTATGGATTATTGCCTACAATGACACAGCGAGACAATCGAAT